ATGCAGGACATGAAGAAATTTACCCAGGACTCTATAAAAAAGAGTGTCAAAGATTTACCGCCTAAACCTATTCCAGAGCAAGAGACAAGCTTAGAAATGATGACATTGGTTGATGTGGCCCGAAAATTTCCACGAAATTTACAGGATGTAACTGATAATTGTTTGGCAGGTATTGATATTAATACATGTTCAATATGCATGATAGATTTTATATTAAAAAAGATTTATTAATACACAATAAAGGCGTATATTTGTCAGGTAATGAAACAAACGAGGATTTCTTGAATCTATGAAAAGAAATAATCCTAATATATTAAACGCATTAATAGAAAGTCTTTCAAAAGGAAATGGAAGGGTTCAATCCTGTCATATGGCTGGTATTTCATACGATACTTTTTGTGATATAATTAACCCTGGACATAAAGGTTTCAATTTCGAATTTGTCGAACGACTAAAAAAAGCAGAGGGTACAGGCAAAATAAAAATAAAAGAAATTTGTGAATCAGTCATAATGAAAGCGGCTACAGACAACAATAAACCGGCTTGGCAAGCCGCCGCATGGATGCTTGAAAGGAAATTTAAAGATGAGTATGCCTTGAAAGTTATAAATGACGTAGATTTAACCGACCGCCGCAAATCAATAGACGAGCTATTTCCATCTGATGACGAAATAATCAATGGGACGAATTCTAAATCCTAATTTTAGGGCAATAGTAAAAGCTTATAACGAAGGGGCGAGCGGCATTGCTTTAGAGGGGTCAAGTCGTAGTTCGAAAACATGGGGAGCAATAGATTTTTTAATTAAGTTAACAGCCAGGGATATAAAAAACGAGAAGATCGTTATTACCCGCGATACTTATTCGTCTTTCAAAACAACCTTATACGATGACTTCAATCGGAGGCTTCCGATGTTCGGAATTCCATCACCTTTTCAGAGTGTCGACAACGTTTCAAAATTTGACTTAAGTGGCACTAAAATCCACCTCATAGGTTCAGAAGATCACGACAAGTTAGAAGGAGCTGGGAACTATTTATTTTGGATGAATGAGGTATTAGATCAGCGCAATGAAGCTTTCGACCAATTAGAACAGAGATGTAGAAAATTCTTTGTTTGTGATTACAACCCAAAAACCTCTGATCACTGGTTTTATGATAAGGTTTGCACCCGCCCTGATGTTGCTTATTTCAGATCGACATTTGAAGATAACCCTTATATCTCACCAAACGAAAAGAAAAAGATATTATCATACGACCCGTCAAATCCTGTTAATGTCACTAACGGCACAGCCGATGATTACAGATGGAAGGTATACGGACTTGGTGTCAGATGTGCGCAATCAGGATTAGTCTTTAAAGATGTCACATGGATAGATACTTTACCGACCGATGTTGACCAGTACTTTTACGGTTTAGACTTCGGATTTACTAACCATCCTTCGTGCCTTACAAAGAGTTGTATCAAAGGCAATAATCTTTATGTACAGTACTTAGTTTATGAACCAACTGAAAATGCTGATATATGCGGAGAAAGGATAAGTCATTTTGTAGAAAAAAAGAAGGACGTTATTTGGTGTGATAGTGCAAGCCCTGGAATGATCACCTCACTTGATGATCTTGGTTACTTAGCTTATGGTGTTCGTAAGTTTCCGGGTAGTATCCTATTCAGAATTGACTTAGTAAAAAGATATAAACTTCATGTAGTCCGTTCTGCTCCAGCAGAGAAAGAGTTCAATAACTATGCTTTTAGAACTATCAATGGAATACAACTCAATGAACCTATTGATGATTTCAATCACGGTATCGATAGTTTTTCTTACGCCATTCAAATGTCAAGATAATTCAAAATGAGAAAATAAATCTTTTTTTGCCAAAATGAATATTTTATTCTATATTTGGAAAAACATATCATTTTGAATATAATTCAAAAGTCAGCAAGTTATCTTACCTCGCTTGTTACTAATTGGGGTAATGCTACCGTAACTCAAATGAATGGCTCTTATTTCTACGGAATAGGTGAATCAATAGGAAGTGAATATTGGGGAGAGCAATCATACGCGCAATATCTTAAGAACTTTATAGAAATACCTGAACTTAACGCTATCATCAATTATAGGGCACAATGTGAGAGTAACGCTAAATTTGAGATAGTTTCAAAAGAAACTGGTAAACCTGTTAAGAACAATGAACCTATCATTAGGATACTAAGACGACCAAATTGGTTTCAGGGTCAAAAAGAATTCTGGATTCAATCATCCCTTTTCAGACATATCTACGGTAACGAATATCTTTACTTTCTCACTCCTCTTGGTATGGGAACTAACTTCAAAGGATTGTATACTTTGCCTCCTGACATGGTGTACATTACCTGTAAGACTAAGAAGTTTTTTTTAGAGGCTTCAATGCCTGATGATATTAAATATTATTTTAGATATCGAAATGAGGCTGACAGGCAGGAATTAAATATTAAAGATATAATTCATCTCAACGATAACCGGGTAATATTCAAGGCTGATGATAGTAATATGGTTAATACCCGGACTAACTACTTATATGGCACATCAAAACAAGCATCATTAACACCAGTACTTGAAAACTTAAGAATAGCACATGAGGCACGTGGCACGCTCAGGCAGTTGCCAGTAGGAATACTTTCGAACAATTCCAATGACATAACAACAGGTCGTTCAGTATCGATGGACGAAAAAGAAAAAGAAAACCTACAGGCTCAGTTGTCTAAATATGGAGTATCGCAAAGTAAGAGGAGACTTATCATAACAAATATGAATCTTAAGCTTAATGCCAACCCAGTAAACATTAGAAACTTAATGCTTTATGAAGAGAATGAAGAAGGGGCTAAGGCTATATGTAGGGCTTACAGTGTGCCTTTTGAATTAGTAGATAAGAATTCTACATATGAAAATAGGGTTCAGGCAGAAAGAGGGCTATATCAAAATACTATTATCCCTTATGTTAATGAAAAGGTATCAGCTATCAATATGTTTCTTGATCCTGATGGCAATAAAAGCTGGGAGTTAAAGGCTTCATTTGATCATTTGGCAATTTTTAGTGAGGACATAGAAAAGCGGGCAATAACTCTTAATACCCTTGTTACTGCTCTTAACTCTGCATTAGAAGTTGGAGCGATAACAATTCAGGATTATAAAATTGAACTGGCAAAATTTAACATAGGAACAAAATGAAACAACCAGCTCATAAAGTAGACAAAGAAGCTCTTAAAAAAGCTATTGAAAATAAGAAGAAGATTTTAACCGGTGACAAAACAGTATTGAAATGATGCATCTGCCAACTTATAACAAGTCATTTACCGACAAATCTGAGATGTTCGAATGGCTAAAGGTCAATAAGACTGAGATTATTAATCTGAAAAAGTCAGCTGTTAAGTTTAGCGACCCTATGGCCTGCTTGTATAAGGTAGAAAAAACAGTTGTTAAGTCACTTACACCTAAAGAAGCGATCAAATTTGGCGACTATGTTTACCCGGTTATCAACACTACTAACTACCTTGACAGTCATGATGACGTTCATATTGATGGCATATGGAATAAATCAGTTAAAGAACAACAGGGTAATGTATACTTTGTTGTTGACCATAAGCTTGAAGTAGATAAAATAATAAGCAGGCAAAATGAAGTTGAAATGATGGTAGAGCCTATGACATGGAAGGACTTAGGTTTTGATCTTGAAGGCAGTACACAGGCACTTATATTCAAAGCATTATTAACAGACCGGTCACTAAAGGCTGCGTTTGATTCATTAAAAGAAAACGATCCGGTGCAGTATTCTATTCGGATGCAGTATGTAACCTTATTTATGGCTATTAACTCAACTGATTCCGGTTACAAAGAAGAGTACGCAGCATGGAATAAGTACTATCCAATTATCTCTAACAAACAAAAACTTGATGATCAAGGATTCTTTTTTGCTGTAACAGATGCTAAAATCTATAAAGAAGGGTCAATGGTACTGGCAGGGTCAAACGATGCAACAAGAACTTTATATAATTTAGAGCCGGCAAAGCACTCGGAAACGAGCCGCGTAACCACTCCGAAGAAAATAAATATTAACAAATTAATTAACGAACTAAAAAAGTAACACAATGAAAAGAAAAAATCAAAATTGGATATTTGGTTTCTTTATGGCTCTTTTGATGCCGTTTATGATGGCTATTAAAATGACAGCTGATGAAGAAACCGGAGGCGGATCAACAGATGAACAGAAGTTAGCTGAAGTTATGAAAGCTAAAATAAACGAGGGCATTAAGAAAGCTATGGAACAGGCTATTGATAGATTTCAAGCTGGGGTAATGACGGAAAAACAGTTCACCGAAAAAATGGAAAAGTTGGGATTACAAGAAGATTCTATTACTAAATTAACTTCGATTATCGAAGCTCAGGGATTAGAATTGAAAAAACTTACTAACATTAAAACTCAGAATCCAAACCAGCTGGCAGAAGCTTTCAAAAGCAAAGAAGCTGAATTAAAATCATTGCCTAACCGCAAAGGGCAAATGGTTGAAATCTTTGAACAGAAAGCAGTAGCAGATATTACTAATACAAATGGGTCCTTAGCTTCGGCTCTTAGTTCTCTTTTTGGGGTTATCAACTCTGATGAGGTAAATGACATTCGTTTACGCATGCCATTTATTGAAGACTACGCAACCGTTACAAACACCAATAAGGGGACTTTTGCTTATACCGATTTTGTACCTAAAGACGGTGATATGGCTCTTGTGCTCGAAGGCGGATTAAAACCCCAGCTGGATTTTACATGGATTACCACTCCTTTAACTCCGCTTAAAGTAGCAGGTTATGAAGTATTATCAGATGAGGTATTAACTGACATTCCGCAGTTGCAAGGCATTGCTGAATCTTACTTAATGCGTAAGTATTTGCTTAAACGTCAATCAGTTATAATTGACTATGTTATAAGCGTAGCTAAAATATTTGATGCAGCTACTTGGACAGGTGAAAAGAAATTATCACCTAACCTTTATGATGTTATCGTGGCGCTTTCTAATCAAATTCAATTAGCCTCTAACTATACTGATGATGTTGAGCATGTGGTTAATGTGGTTTATCTTAACCCCGCCGATATGAATGCTCTAAGGATTAAACAGGATGACAGGATTTATGTATTTCCACAGCTAAATCAGGTTGCAGAGGGGACAATAAACGGCTTAAGAATAATTGCAAAGGCTTCTATTCCTGCTGGTAAAATACTTATCGGTGACTTTACAAAACTGAATATCGTTAACTATGTTAACTATGCAGTTTCAATGGGTTGGATCAATGATCAGTTTATTCATAATATGATCACGATGGTCGGTGAAGGTAGATTCTATACCTATATCCGTACTCTTGACACATTGGCATTTATCTATGATGATATTGCTAATGTATTGGCAGGCATTGAAGAAGTACAGGCATAAAAATAATGAGGGGTGAAAATCCCCTCTTAACTTTAAAATTTAAGTAAATGAAAAAATATATTTTGATTTCAATTGTGCTGATGCTTGGGCTAACCCTTAACGCTCAGTTACTCACTAAAGGCATTCAAACCTTTAAAGGAGATGCGACATATTTAAAGTATACGGCTGTGGCTAAAGATACTTTATCGGTATTACAAGATACAATTCGTATTCCTTTTTTAACCAATAAAGATTGGCCTTACGAATGGTACGGCACTATTACAATGGATACTATTGACGGAGCTGACACAACAGTAACAGTTAACTTACTTGGCAAGATGTTCGAAGATGATACATGGTCTTCGGTGACTACTCAGCTTAGTTCAGCAGTAACTGCGAGTACTAAGACCGTATTTAAATCGATGACTAATCTTAAGGATACTACCGATAACGAGGTTATAATTTCCAGATACCGATATTTAATGCTTGAAATGATCATTAAAGGCAATGACTTTGTTGGCAAAGGAATAAAGCTAAACGATGTAGAATTAAAACTATTTCAACCAGTACAGTAATGGACGTTATAGTAAGATTTAAAAAAGATTACGAAGGTCATAAAAGTGGTTCGGAAGCATCTCTTCCGGCCACTCTTTACTGGCCTTTAAAACAACAGGGAGTAGTAACCCGGTTGAAGGAATTAAGCAAAAAGTCAGTGCTGGTTAAAGAAGAAGAGTCTATTCAATTGGAAGAAGAAGTAAATCAGAAAGTAACTCATAAAAAGAAGAAATAATGTCACTGATCGACAATACTTATTTTAATCTTGATATTAATTTACCTGCGAGAAAGGAAGATAACATCACTGCTTTTATCGCAAAGTACGAACCTGAATTTTTAGAGTTAGTATTTGGCTGTACGTTGGCGAAGTTAATTGCAGCTTACGCCCCAGCCTCTGAGCAAAGGATTAAAGATATTGTTGACGGCAAAGAATATATTATAAACGACATTACTTATACTTGGAAAGGTTTAAAAACTTTGAATGACAGTCCTATTGCTTACTATGTTTATTGTCAGGTAATGCGTAACCGTATTACTCACACAAGTACAACAGGAGAGACAAAAAGTAAAAGGGAGAATTCGGACAATGCTGAAACTAACATGAAAGTACAGCAGGCGCACTTAAGAATGTTGGAGCTGATAGGGGAGCAATGTTCAACTTATATACACTATAATAATAGCCTTATGCACTTTATATCTAATTTTACAGACATATATCCTGAGTTTAACCAGTCTTTTTTTGGATCAGTTAACGCCTTCGACTTATGAACACAGAACATTTTGTAGACGTATTTCAGGACATGATCGACCATATTATTTTGGCTTACGACCCTATTGTTGGTATTGCTCCTAATCAAACCGGAGGCGAGAAACCTTACGCAATGTATGGCTCATTTAAACAAGTGATAAGGAGGCTGGCAGAAAAGGACGAAAGCAATGAATTCAAATTTAAAAAATACCCTTTAATAATCCTAATACAGGACTTAAAAGAAGATCATAATAAGGTAACCAATGGCTACAAAGTAAGGCCACGAATTATTATTTTTGATGAATCAAAACAAGATTACTATCCCGATGACCGGATGACAAATATAGTAAAGCCTACCTTGCAACCATTATACAACTTATTACTTGATGAGCTTTTTAAAAATCCTTATGTGAATTTAGGGATACCCGAAACCATTGATCATGAAAAAACAAACAGGCTTAACTGGGGAACTTCAAACCCCTCAGAAGATTTAGAAGATTACTTGGACGCTATTGACATTCAATTTGGTGACATAGTAGTCCATGAAAGCCTGGTAGAAAATTGTATTTTAGAAACAAATATATGATAGGTAATTTCGAAAGCATCGGCAAACAAACTTTTTACCCTAACGTCAACAGAACATTAGGGAGCCGGATTAACTGTGCTTTTATAACGCCTATGGATTTTGCCTTTGCAACTGAAGCAGATTTAGAAAGCAAAGCAAAATGGATTGAAGAAATTAAAGCAGAAAACATATATCCTCTAAACGGACTTATAGAACTTGAAAATCAAAGCGAAGATAGTAGTTATCAAAAAAGCGGCCTTGGTTATGAGTATGAAATTAACAGAGGTAAATATATATTTACTTTTAAAACAGCTTACCGGCACGAATATCACCAGAATTTAGAGAGCTGGGCGGGTAAAGAAGTGCGGGTGTTGTTTGGCGATATTAACAATAACATACACGGTAACCAAGTTGGAGCAGCAATAAGAGGCTTTGACATGGAATTAATTAATATTGAAAAGAAACAATTTGCCGATGATGCAGTTGCATGGACTGTTATAAGGATGATCTTAGCAGATGCAACAGAATACAACTACATTACGGGAGTTTCATTCAGACCAAATAATTTTAATGTCGTGTTTGTTGTAGCAACTGAGATAACTGGGGAAGCAAACATTATTGAATTTGAATTACATGATACTCTATATGGATTACCTATTAACTACTTTTACAAAAGCGATATTACAATAGTTGATGACGAAGAAAGTTTGACAGTTACGTCACTTGAAGAGTTATCTTGTGGGAAGTTTAGAGTTACGGCCTCAGGAGGATTAACAACAGGAGTCATAAATATAGATTCTGACAGGCTTTACGGCAGTTTTAATTATATTATTACCGAATCAGTAGTTATAATTACTGATTTTCAGTGGTACAATAGGAATCATTTTAGAGCTAAGGTAGAGCTTTCGGTTAGTGGTATCGCGGTAACAGGTTTAGTATTAGCTGACTTTACTATAACTGATGATGTGGCTGGGGTTGCAACAGTAACAGGATTTACCGAAGTAGGGGCTGGCGTGTATGATTTTGTAGTAACAGAGGACTTAGTTGATGGTACAGTGGCTGTAGAAGCTACAGGCGTATCTGGAGTATCTCATTACTTGGTTAAGGTAGAGGTTACTCTTACTGTTATCCCTACTTTTGAAGATAATATTAGTTACATGAAAGTAAGTGCAGTAACATTACTCACAGCTGAGTTAGTAACAACATTTGTTAAAGCAGATTTTAGTTTTGCTGATCAATATAATGGCTCATTTGATCTTTTAGGATGTATCATATCGAGTAACGAATACGCTTTGATACCTGAAGGAATGAGGGCTAAAGGAATATTGAGCGTAGATAATGGATTTTATTTTGGATCTTTGGTTTATGACTTTACGGGAGTTGTTATCCGTAATTGCAACGGGACAGGAACGACCCGATTTGTTGACACTGATTTAGACGGAGTAGCAGATTACCTGACGGTTAGTACACCTTCTAAACGTACTGTAGCGATTATTAACGCTAATTACATGGGAATTAGTCAGCAGATAACAGTTACCGTAGATGGTCATAACTGGCCAATTCAAACAAGTTTTTTTCCGAATTTTATAAAACGTAATAAATCTTATAAATTAAGATTTAGATATAGAACTGAAGGACTTATAATTCCTTATGCTTTTAAAATTTACATACAAGGATCCTCTTCATCGTATCTAAATGAGGATATACCCCCTTCTACTGGTTATTATTCTGATTATGAATCTGACGTCTTTACAATTCTAAGTAATGAAATTAGCATATATGGACAGTTGGTGATAAGTAAAGAAAGTGCTTCAGTCATTTTCAATCTTTTAGAAATAATAGAAGTTTAACTTTAAAATAAATACAATGGCAACGAGATTATTATGTTTAAACAGTGTAAAGGGAATTGGCGCACTATGCGACAATATAACTCCTATAACCCTTTTACAGGGATTCGCTCTTTTGCGTCCCGGATTTACTTTTGATGATGCTGAGGACTTCGCCACTCTTCTGAGTTGGCAAACAGCTATTGCAAACAAAAATGTAATGCTGGTCAATAACATTATTTCTCAAGAATCTATCAAGGTAGAAGATGGAATGCACACTACGCCTAACGGACAGAGAATTAAACTTTGGGATGGTATGAGAGGACTTGATCTTAAAGCTAAGTTAACTCTTGATCAGCACAAGATCATCAGGACTTATGCAAACTTGGGTTGGGACTTAGTTCGTATCGATCGCGCAAATACTTTAATTGGTGTTATTAACGATGACGGTACTGTTGGAGGGTTCTCTCTCGCTACTTTCATTGTAGGATCACAAACAGAACCGTTGGTAGACACTCCGCCTTTAACTCCTATCCAGTTTCAGGAAGAAGACCCGGGAGAATATAATTCAAAAGGCGCGTGGGTAAAACCAAGTTGGAGAGTAAGCAAGTTGAAACCAATGACTTTTCTAACTATTGAAGTTACCACGGTAGCTGCATTTAAATTTACAGCGACTATCTATTATCTTGCTGTGTCTAATTTCAGTTCGGACGGTACGCTTATCAAAATTCCTTATAGCGGTGCATTAGCAGCAAATTTCTTGGTTACTGATCAAGGTGGAGCTGTTGAAACTTGTACAATTGAGGAGATTGGTGACGGTATCTATGAGGTTACCGGAGTTGATATTACTTCAGGAACTTTGGAAATAGTCCCTTCTGCAACTAACTTATATGAGGCAGCAACAATGGCTCTTGTAGCAGCTGTGTAATGATTTTTGAGGAATTACATAATAATTTGCAGTCAGTCATTGAAACACTGGATGATCTGATAATAGATGAGGTTATGGAAGAAAATGAATTCATAGTCTCATCTATTAAAGATCAACTGTGGGATGGGCAAACAGGTACTGGGGCAGATATTAGACCGTATTATAGCGAAGATCCTTTTTTTAAGACAAAAAAACAAGCAATTGGATATAAAAATTGGAAGGCAAAAATAACACCTAACCCGCGCAGAAATCCCGACGCCCCTAATCTTTTTATCAATGGTTATTTTTATGATACTATAGGAGCTAAAAAAAATGGTATTGATTTAGAAATAGGATCAGAAAATACATTAGGTCAGGAAATTGAAAGCGGACATAAGGATATATTTTTGCTTCAAGATGATAAATGGGACGAAATTGGAGAAAGAAGAATTGATAACATTTTAAATAAAATAATCGATGGAATTACAAGGATATAGAAATCAAATCGAATTCGCCAGGCAGCTTTGTTTAAAAACAAAAATGCCAGTTGACGTATACGCAACGGACAAAGGAGTAAAGCACACTTTAACATCAAGTAGGACGAGTAAAAAATATCTTTATAAATTGACTTATGAAAACAGCCAGGTTATCATTAAAGATTCTGAGGGAATTTTTTACGGTGTTGAGAAACAGACGAAAGTTAAAAAAACTACAGTCAAAAAACAGGAAGAAATACAGGATAATACAGAACTGTAATGAGCTTTTAATGTATCGTTTTAACTTGGTTAACGAAACCGGGGACAAAAGATATCTGTTGGACTGTAACGATTATGACCTACCTGTATACAATGATGAGTTACTCGCACCCGCGTGGGATAAGATAATTGAACAGTATGATGAAATTTCCGGGGACAATGCCTTTCAGAAAGTTTTCGGAGAAACACTCTCGGAGTTACAGGAATGGAATGAGTATATTATCCTTAAAGCTTGTTACGGTCTATTGCAGCTTGGCAATGAATATGCACTACAAATCTTAAGAGATGATTACGGACTTGACTGCACCAAAATAACTTTTGACTTAGTACAGCAAGTGGGCTCGATGGTTAAGAAAAAAGAAACCGATCTATCTATTGAACAACTATCTAAACCAGAGGTAGGAAAAAAAGCAGATTACACAAAGTCGGTTATCGAATTATCGACTATCTTAACAGTGCCAATTGATCCTAAAAAAATTACAGTAACTGAATATATCAATTTTAACAAAGTAGTAAAAGAAGTAATTGCAGCACGTAAACCGAAAACAGAATGGGTAGCGTAATAAGGTTAGCAGATCATATACAGACAAAAGATTTAAGTCAGGAACTAACTGATATAAATACTAAGTTAGAATTATTATCAAAAACTTTTATTGATGTCATTACATCGGTTAAAGGGGTTAATGATATTTTAAATAAGCAAAAGACTACACAAAGTGAAGTTAATAAAGTTGTAAATGAAACAAATAAAGCTTATAAAACTGTAAATGATACAGAAAAAGAAGTTCAAAAAATACAAGAACAAGGCAAAAAGATAACCTATGATGTTATAAAGGCGAAAGAGGAAAATAGAAAAAAGACTAAGGATTTGACTGATCAAGTAAAAAAAGAAATATCAGCAAATAAAGATGAAGTCGGGAGTATTAATGCCTTGGTAGATGCAAATAAAAAATTATCTGAAAAAAGGGATAGCGTTAGTACAACAACTAAGGCTGGAAGGAATGAAATTAAAGCAATAAACAAAGAAATAAACACTAATAATGCATTAATACAAAAAAATTCCGATGGCTGGAAAGCCCAAAAAATGAATATTGGAAATTACTCTTCTGCTTTAGGGGGATTACCTGGGCCTTTGGGTAAAGTTTCAAACGGCATTGCTTCTATGGGTAAACAGTTTTTAATGCTTTTGGCTAATCCTATTGTATTACTGATTGTTGCTATCGCAGCGGCTTTAACAGCTTTATTCAAAGCATTTGTATCAACAGATTCAGGGGCAACTGAATTCGCAGCCAGAATGGAACAAGTAAAAGCTATAATTGATGTGGTAAGGCAAAGACTTGCTGGCATGGCAGAGGGAATAATGCAGTTATTTAAGGGTAATTGGAAAGAAGCCAGTGCGGCATTCAAAGAAGCTTTTAGAGGAATTAAAGAGCAAATGGAAGCAGCAGCAAAAGAAGCTTATAAATATGCCTATGCACTCGACGAGATAGAAGATTCAGAAAATAACTATATAAGCAAGCGAGCTGAAAATGCTAAGAAGATAGCTGAGCTTGAATTTTTAGCTCAGGATAAAACAAAGTCAGCAGCCGCCCGTAAAGCCTTTTTGAAAGAGGCTATGGAATTAGGACTTGAAGAAGTTGAATTCGATAAGAATAAATACAAAAGCTTACTTGATACCGAATTAGCTTATCTCGCTTCGAAGTCAGATAGTAGGGATAAAGTAACCGCCGAACAGATAAAGGCATTTATTTTAATGTCCGATGAAGAGCAGAAGAACGCTTCATCCGGATTGAAATTGGTACGAAATAATAACGAAGCTAAATTTAAAGAACTTGAGGATCTTTATGCCAAAATGCTTGGTGCTGAAACATCTTATTTTGCAGAAAATAAACGAAACCTGTCTAAAATGAGGGCTGCCGAAGAAGAAGAAAGAAAGGAATATTTGCAACGGCAGTTATCGGATATAGAAAGCTTTAACGAAAAAGAAATCAATATAACAAAGGAGAAGTATTTAGCTGGCAAAATAAATGAGCAGCAAATGGCCAATGAGATAATTGCTATCCAGAACCAGTCAATGTGGATGCAATTAGACATTGCCGAACTGTCAGCAGAGGAAAAGCTAAAGATTACATCGAAATTAATCGATGCTGAAATAGAGTTAAAGAAAAATCAAGATGCTACGCTGGCAGCAATGCAGAAAGAAAGTGATCAGGTATTTATTGATTATGAAAAAGAAAGCGCTAACGAATATGCAGAATTTGAAAAAGAGCAGATTGAGGAATCTCTAAAAGGAGAAGAAGAAAAGACAGCTAAGACTAAAGAAGAAATTGATAAAAGAAAAGAGTTTTATCAGGACTTAAATGACAGTATTATGATGGGTGCACAATTTGCTTTCGACACCCAAAACATTTTACTTGAAACTGAAAGCCAAGAAATAGAAGCAGAGTACGCGCGAAGAATTGCGCTGGCCGGGGACAATGAAGCCGCCAAAGAAGCTATAGACAAAGATTTTGATAAAAGAAGAAAAGAACTTAAAAGAAAACAGGCTATTGCAGATAAGACCCAAGCTTTATTTACAGCTGTTATTAATGTAGCTCAAGGGATTACAGCCGCTTTAGGAATGGGTGTTCCGGGAATTATATTGGCTGCTGTTATTGCTGCATTAGGAGCTTATCAAATTGCCAGCATTGCATCAAGGCCTATACCAAAATACGCTAAAGGATTAAAGGATAACCCGGAAGGGCACATAGGCGAAGTTGGTGAGGCAGGACGTGAACTTGTTATTCTGCCAGACGGCAAAAGTTTTATATCTGAACATCAACTTATGTACATACCTAAACATGCCGATATTATTCCTAATTACGAAACTGAAAAGATGTTAAATAACAGCGGCGGAGTGTCAACTGATCAATTCAATAAGCTAATAGAAGAGCAAAAGAAAACACGTGAAGCATTAAGTAAGAGGCCGATTAAAGAAGTTAATTGGACTGAAAAAGGGGTTACTGCTTCTGTAGTTCGTGGAAATTCGAGGGTTACTTATTTGAATAAATATTTTCGAGAATGAAACAATACGAATATACTTTGTTGTACGGGGCAACCTCAGAGGTACTAACCATTAACCCGGACGGGTGGAATGAGTTAGGTATTTCTTTTGTACGCAATGAGGTGTATCACGGTGTATTCGGAAATTTTACAGCCCAAACATTAAGATTTGCAAGGATAGACGGCGGAGGCGGGGAGTTTATAAAGGCTGCTTTTGATACAGAAGATATTAAAGCTAAAGTTTATTTAACTATAAAAGAAAGAAACCCACAGACCAATGCTTATGATGATTACTTTTCAGGGTTATTGGACTTGGCACCGAAAGTTTATAGTTATGATATAGATTTTGTAACTGTAGGAGTAATCGACGGGGCTAAGCTTCAATCTTTTCTACTTAATGATGAGATCGATTTTGATATTAACGGTGTCGTAGCGTTAAATGGTAACACAGTTGACGCCTTTGTTGACTCGCCTAAAAATATATTTTTACCTCCGATTGATATTTATTTAAAATTACAAAGTATAATCGAAACTTCAATAGGCGGTAAATGGTTAACTGATCCGCTATACTGGTTAGGCACAGGTCAAGTACCTCCCCAATTGGGTTGGCCTGCGGGTATGTATGTAGATTTAACGCCTAAGGAATTTTATTTTACTGTAAAAATACTATCTATAAATGAACTTGGTGAATTATTTCAGCTATCCGAAACTTCTGAGAGTAAGACAATTTATAAAAATGAAAGAAGTTACGAAACGACATTAATATTTAAAGATGCAATTCAGTTACAAATTTATGATGATAACTTGCAGATATATCCGGGTTATTTTAGGGATGTACGTTTTGATATAAACTTTGATGTTCTAAATGTTGATGATGAAATTCTATTTACGGCTAATATTTTTACAAAAACAATAGAACATGTTAATGACGCCTTTACAATTCCTATTCGTGTTTATGTCGAATTAATAAATTTTGATATAACATATAAAATACCCGTCGGTGGTTATGTTAATTATTATTGTATCTATACAGCCATTAATCCTGAGGCATGGAATGTCGATTTTTCTTATATAAAAAGTGATTTTGAATGTGACTTCAATTTTATTGAACTTTCAAGTGGTGCAGAAGAAAGTAGTGTAAGTGCTTATATGCCTCATGAGGCTTTTACCAGGTTAATACAATTAATGACCGGTGAACTTGATACCACCAAGTTATTTTACTCTGAAATTTATGGCAGACAATATGACTGTGAGTTTCAGAATTATTTAGAAATGGGAAAGAATGCTTTTTATGCAATCACAAACGGTTTGCTTGTGAGAGGCTTTCCGAACACGCCTTTAAATTTAAGTTTCAGAAATCTTTTTAAAACATTTGATGCTATTCATAATATAGGACTTGGTTACGACAAGGTTAACGATCGATTTTACATAGAGGACAAATCAGTATTTTATGATGATCAATACTTAATGTTCGATCTTGGAGAGGTTGCAGAGTTAACTATAACACCGTTCGAAGATGTCTATTATAATGAGATAAGCTCAGGTTATGACTTTGACGGTAAATATGATGAATTTAGCGGGGTATATGAGTTTAATGTTGAAACCCAATACGCTATTGACCTGCCTGTTAAAAAGAAACTTGATATAAAAGCTCCTTATAATGCTGATAGTGTAGGGATTGAATTAGCACGGCGAGAAAGTTATCTATTAAATGCGAGTAAGGACACAAAACAGGACGATAAAGTATTTATAATTGATATATTAAGTAGTCAACCTTACACAGCTGTTGCGGGAGGAGATGATTTATCTGGTTTTGATGGAATTGATCAATACTATAACATCGCATTAACCCCACGTGAGAATCTGATCCGCTGGGGTAATATCTTACGAATAGCACAATGGAAGCAGGACGTTGTAATAAAATTCATTAGTTCTAAAAAATCTAATATTACATACAGAAATCAGAACGGGGATATTGTTAACGAATTTGATGACATTACAGGCGACGAGTTGGAACCCGCATTGTTTCTGCCTATTCTATATGACTTTAAAAGTATTATCAATAAAGAAATTATAGATATTTTAAATGAAAATCCTAACGGGTATATAAAATTTCAGAATAATGAGGTAACTTACGAAGGTTATTTACACGAGTTAAAAGGAGGCCAATTCAACAGCCTTGCAACTTATAAGCTAATAGCTAAAGCAACGATGTCAGGGTTACAAAAGATTTTTGAAGATGGCGTTGGGGCGACTTTTGAAAACGGAATAAAACATATATTCGAATGACAGTATCAGACATTATATTAAATCCAATAAGATTTTACAGAGGCCTCCCAGACTGGGTAAATGAATGGCCGAATATGGATAACGTCATTCCGGGCGAGAGTTATATAAGTGGCGTTGACCCGGTTAATTATTATACTGATTGGGCAATTAACAATACTATGAGTTTGCAGTTATTTCTTTCCGTTACAGGTACCGAAAATTTGACAATTTATAAACTCAACGAAACAACAGGTGTATTCGTTATCCACGATACTATTATTCCTACAGAAATTACTCCCGCTGGATGGGTGAGCCAGAAGGTGAATCGATATGACTATCTATATGACGAAGCGGGGGTGTATTTCCTTTATTCGGCCAGTGCAGGGATAACGAGTATCAAGTTTTTAGTGTCGACTGAATTAAAATATAAAAAAAGGCTGGTAAGAATAACTTATCAAAATAGTTTTAACGATTTTGACAATATCTTTTTTGATAACGGAACTGAAAGGTTTAGCGGGCTTTGTTTTTTTACTGGTCGGTTAATGCTTGGAGGTGCAGGTAATGAGTTTTCAGTTTTTGAATCTGATAGGCACTTACTCACTAAGGTAAGGGCAACACCTTATCGAATGGGGTTGCTGGAATTGGAAGATATTCATTATGCCGAAATGGATAGAATAAATTATATATTAAGCTGTAATACTCTTACTGTCAATGGCGTATCTTACGAACTTAAAGAAATGGGAGATCCTGAACAGATAGATAAATCATCACTTTATAAAATATCGCTTAAATTAACACAAAAATAAAATGGAATACGGGAAAGTAAGTGCTTTAGGGATAACAACTAACCCAGCGGGGGGATATATAGAAGTAATTATCCCTAATATGGCTGGCTCTTTCGATTCAAAAAGAATTAGTTATGAAGTACTGGAGGCCTTGATAGCTTCAGGGGTTATGTTAACTTCGTTTACTGAAATTTGGGTAAGCTTGGCAACCGGGAGTGTACAGGTTGGAAATATAACAACTGATGATGTGATCGAGATAAAAGGCTCACTGGTTGCAGGGGTTAAGAAAACAAAATTTACAATTACCATAACCAATGATGGAACTGATTGTGAAATTGATTATCAAATGGTGCCTTATGTTGAGGAATTTCAGAGTATATTTACAACACCTTCAATTGAAGGAGGCTTAATTATGCTTAATTACGATGTTGGTGTTCAGGCTGACAGTATAACGATTAAAGGATTTATAGACACATTTAACATATAAAAAATGGAAAAACTAATTTTTTTAAACGGGTCAATAGGCTCATTTGCTATTTGCAGTAACGACGTAGATTGTGTAAAGATCGAAGGAGCGTTAAAATTAAAAGATGAAACCAGCGTATTTACTTTCATCGTAACCAATGACGGGTTAAAACCCGGATTGCAAAAGGTTTTAAATCCTGACATTGTTGAATTGCGCGATATATTTGTTGAGGCTGATTTTGAAGGTGACAATATAGTAATTAAATATGAGGTACTTGGAGTTGAGAACCTTATTAAAATGATGTACGAAGTAACAACTTATAAATTTTAACATATGAAAAAAATAACATTTTTAATAACGTTTCTATTGCTTTGCTTAGTAGCATTTCCGCAGCAATATTTTTCTAAAGGCTTTGTCAGTAATGGTGACGGAAACTTTTTATCAGGCACTAAATTGCAATTAGGAGGATATTATATTCGACATAGTACCGATTCTGTATGGTTGGAAAAGCCTTTAGGGGTTTGGTTTTCCTCTATTTCAACAGTTGGCTCTAAATATGAGACTAAAATAGATAAATCTGTTGGATACCTAACTTGGGATACTGAAGACGGATGGAATTTTAAGGATGAGACTTATTTAACTTACGGTGACGTTTTTCTTTACGGTGACGTTAGTCGTGTAGGTGGAAATTTTAGCGTGACAAATGGAAATGTTATAAAAACTCCGGGTTACTACAGTGTTGAAGGATTAGATACAACAGGAATAGCGTTTGGAAATGTGATTATAGTTGATCAGGCTAATTATACAGGATTTATAAACAACGCTACAGTATCTCCTCCTTACAGGCCTTTAGAGTTAATTGGATCGACTAATTATACGTCCACCTGGGAACCAGTTATGTTTATGTATTCGGATAATTTTAAGTGGAAACAAATAAATAGATATACAGACATATCATCTGTTGTTGAATCCGATCCTATATATTCCGCTGATTCAGGCGGGATAGTAAGGTTTACGGACACTACGTCAATTATAGCAACTAAAGCCGACCTTATTGAAACCGTTGAAACCGCCTCCCGTACTATATATGTTAGTACGACTGGAAGCGATGTAACAGGCACGGGACTTGTTGGAGCGCCTTTTGCAACCATTTTACGAGCCTTGCAGGATATAAAAAGTATATTAAATGAAAGCGTTATAATTACAATTGATGTAAGCACTGGCGTATACGACATTGATATGATTTTAACCGACTTATACACAAGCAAAATGTATTTCAAAAGAAATGCAGGAATTGTCGTAGCTGGAAAATTTACAAATGATGTTACTGGATTAACAATAACAACATCAGGAGGAAGTACTCCTTATATTTATAATGTTACAGGGGCTACTTTTACAGCAAATCAATATCAGGATTATTTTTTTACAAATGGAACTAAGTATTATCCTATTGTCTATAACGGGGTATCAACTATTAATTCGGTTGTCGGAGCTGTATCATGCAACGCCATAGGGCATAATACTACTGTTTTTAATCTAATTTCAGGTAATTTTATTTTTAATACCCGAATGAGTACATTAAATTCATCCATAACTTTTCAAAATATAGATTTAACTTCATCTACCGGAGCAATTCGCATGTCTACTAATATGATTTTAGACTATAAATTTTCAAAAATTAATTGCACTCAAGGAAATACCGATATTACTGTTAATAGGATAAATTTTGAAAGCTGTCAATTTATAAATTCAACCGGAAGCTGGACTAATAACAGCGCAAAAGTACAATACAAAGGTACATCATTACGCAAATCAGGGACTAAAGCAGGTATAGGCTTAGTGACAGGACAAAATTATAACGTGTCAGGCACCGCAAGTGAGGGGTTATATTTGTATAATTGGCTTACTGCTATGAGGTTTTTTCAAGGTTATTTTACTTATAATATTGTATCATCTGTTGTTATAGATAATTGTACAAACGGGATGTCAATTCGAAATGGTACCTATCTGCAATTTTCTGGCTACGTGCCTGTGTATGCGAATGGAGTTACTACTCTAATTATAAATGACGAGACTATGTATAATAATTATACATTTACTTTGGCAACGCTATACGGCACTCCTACTAATATGGCGAGTAGTACAGTTATACCTTACGGTTACGTTAATCCTGCTAGGGCTATTAGTATATCAATACCCGGAATCTACGGAGAGTTTGAAACTCCAGCAACAGCAACGTTAGCAGACAATTCAGCAGGGGCAATAACTGTAGGCAATATTACTCAAAATGAATCTGTAAAAATCGAATATAAAATTAACAGGGGAACATCTGAAGAGGTCGGTACTATTGTAATGACAAAAAAGGCAGATACTAACCTCTCTGATATTAGCTACTTTGATGATTGTGGGGTGTCGTTTACTAAATCACTTGTTGGTAATGCAATAACGCTGAATTGGGCAACAACATCAACAGGTACAGCAGCAACAATTAAGTATTCAATAACTCGTATAATGTTATAAAACCATGAAAAAGATAACGATAATATTAGGGTTTATTTGCCTTAGCTTACTGAGCTATGGGCAAATAGAGAGTGACAATGTGATTAAGTATAAGGGTGATTTGTCTGGGGATTATGATGCTGCAACCTTAGTGCCTAAGGGCTATGTAGATTTAGCAAGTGCCCAAATCATTGAAATAACATACACTAATTTAATGGCAGCAATATCAGGGAGTGATTTAATCCCTGGCATGTTTTATAAAATAACTGACAGGGGCGACCGCTGGTTATTATTTCAGGCAGTTTCAACAAATCAATTGGCAACAGACGGTCAAAGATTGATGCTTTGTGCCGCAGATTATGCAATTGAAACTGATTCCTATGGAAATAATTGGATAGGAGTATGGAATGATACTAAAAGCGTTGTAGCAGATGACCTCACGATTTGGGGAGGATTGGCTTGGAAAAATCTAACAGGAGCTATCGGTACGGCTTCCGACAATATTACACTTGATGCTACTAATTGGGAAGTTATTCCTAAAGCCTCTTTTACAAATAATGAGTATACAGAGATGTTATTTGGTGTTCAATATGATTGGGTTAATGATTACGCGGTGAAACAATGGGATAATAAAGGAAATATTATAACAAATTTTGGTTTTGCTTATAATACTTGTGATTGTACTGATTGGAATTATGAAACATCAGGGGCTAAATTTTCTAATAATATTTGTTTTGGTTGTTATAATAATATTTCTTCGGAAATTACGTTTAATTTAGTTGGTGAAGTTATATGTGATAATATTGTCCCGGATGGAATCTATAATAATAATGTAATTAGTGTTTCGAATAATATTGTAACGGAAATTTATGATAATGCTAATAATGGAGTAATAAATTTAAATAATTTTGTTGGAAGTATTTATAATAATATTAATAATGGTAATATTGCTTCAGTTTCAGCAGCAGTTCATATAAATGTTTACAGTAACATTAATAATGGTTATATTACAGGAGCGCAAATTGCTGATGTGACAGATCCTATTGTAAATAAATAATCCGCAATGACAACAAAAAAACAATTGTCAGCCAGAAAAGCGTTTAAAAATTTGATAGCAAAAGCCCAAGATATTCGCTTTAAAAACGAAGCGTGGAAAAAAGCTATCAAAAGAGCTTCAAAAAAATAAATAATTATGCATGGATTTGGGTTTCAAAATAATGGAGGAAGAGGTAGGCACTATAGTAATGATAAAGGCTTTATAAAATGTCACTAAAATTAACGCGCTACCAAAGCGCACTTGAATTAACTGAAAATAAAAAAGATGCAAAAGAAATACTTAAAATCGCAGACGAATTGGATTTGTCGGATAATATCTTTACTGAGCCTCGGAATATTCGTAATTTTGCAGTCATGCACGGATACGGTACCAGTGCAGACAACGGAGGCAACCGTAGGCACAGTGATAGTACATGATACTATTTACCGCGATGTCACTTGTTACTCTTGTTTAGACAGTGCTTGGCAAGTAAAAAAGAATACTCTTGACAGCTTATGGATTGAGGCTGTAAAAGAAGTTGATTTATATCGGGCTGAAGTGTTTGCGCAGGTAGAAGCAAAAAAAGCTGAATACCAACTATTAAAAGAGGCTAATTTCAACGGCAATATGATAATACTTGGTGACACACTGCACAATGCAGACGTGTCTTTCGGATTCGATGGAAAACCTAAAATTACAGTAAAATGAAAAAACTTATAAAACTTTGGAAAGATCGTTACTGGTTAACTATATCAGTAGCTACACTCGTATTTATCCCTGCGATCCTTGCAGTATTTGGCATTACGAGAGTTGCTGTTTGGGTATTTATATTTGGCGTTGCTCACTTTTCATTTGCTCTCGCGTATAGTAAGTATTTAAAATTAAAAGGCAAATGATTTGGTTAATTAGTATATTGTTTTATGTGCAAATTATTGCCGATGCCCTTGGTGACAGCTTTGGATTTAAGGCCAGAACGCCTGCTTTATATTGGAAATATAACAATTTAGCTCAGCATATTTGTCAAGGGGCTGAGGTAGTCATTTGGTTAGCTATTATCTATTTATTAACTAAAAACTGGCTTTATCCTGTAATTTATGTTTGCATCAGGGCTATAACTTTTAACCCGGTTTACAACGTCCTGACAGGACAAAAGTTTTGGTATATCGGCAACACAGCAATCATAGACAAAATAATTAACTGGATTAAAAGTAAAATAACGTAGATAATGTAATTAGTGTAAATTTTTAATTATATTTGAGATGACTGAAAAAAATAAAGAAAATATGATACCCTGCATAAACGAGGAAAGATTTAAAATAATTGAAAGTAGGGTAGGCACGTTAGAAGAGATAAAGCAGTCATTAAAAAATATTGAAATAGCACTGATTGGCTCAGATAAACTTGGAGTCCCCGGGGTTATAAAAACAGTCGATAAACACTCTAAAAGTCTATTAATATTACAGCGTATTACTTACATCGTTTACGGGATAGGGTTAGGATTGGGAATTGTTTGGGCTATTTTAAAAGAAATTATATGATATACAATCAAAAAAGTGGAAAGCTAACAGATGCTTATGGGAATCTGATAGGAATTGGATATTCAGGTAATGGATTAGGAAAAAATAATCCTAAAATGGAAAACATGAAATCAATAGGTCCTATTCCAAAAGGTAAATATTTTATTGGAGAACCTTATAACTCGAAAAATACGGGTCCTTTTACGATGTCTTTAACAGCTTGGGAAGACAATGAAATGTACGGGCGTTCAGGTTTTGCAATACATGGTGACAGCATTAAAGAACCCGGCACTGCATCCCATGGGTGCATTATTATGTCTCGATTTATACGCGAAAAGATCAATAAAAGTAAGGATAAAATAATGGTTGTGATATGAAAATTGAGAAATTCAACGATCGGTTAATTGCTTTCGACTTTGAAAGTGAAATTTGGAAGAATATCCCAAATTATGAGGGCTTGTACCAAGCTAGTAATTTAGGGAGAATTAAATCATTTGTCTTAAATGAAAAAATATTAAATCCGTCAAAAAGGAATGACGGCTATTATAAGATATGTTTAAATTATAAATCGTATTTATTACACCGTGTTATTTTACTGACATTTAAACCTAATGTCAGTAACTTACCTCAAATAAACCATAAAAATGGGAATAAAAATGATAATAGAGTTGACAACTTAGAATGGTGTGATCAGTTTTATAATATGAAGCATTGTTATGAGGCAGGATTGAGAAATAAATTAAATCAGGGACGTTTAGGAAAATTTAATAATAAAGCAAGGGAAGTAATTCAATATTCATTAAATGGTGAATATATTTCAAAATATGATACAATAAGAGAAGCAGCAATAAAATTAAGCTTTAATGAAGGAAATATTTGCCGGTGTGTAAACGGACAACTTAAACATTATAAAAAATATATCTGGAAATAATTTATCGAAACGGGAATTCCCGTCTTGACTATTTTTGGGACAAAGATGACATAAAAAATTTATACAAATGAAAGAACTTACAAAAACAACGGTATCTATAAGCGATACTAATCAGATCGGCATCCCTTTTGGAAAATCTTACTGGCTTGCTACTCCAAAATTTTGGAGAAAACTTGGTGACAGCTTAATCGTAATAGGCTCAACTGTCACAGGTATTTCCGCATTTACTATGCCTCCTATTGTCACTGCTATAGCTGCAATTGCTGCCGGATTAGGTAAAATAATAACAAATTGTGTAAGCGAAAAATGAAGCGAAAAGAGTACGACAAACAAACATTAGAATCAATAATATCTTTTAAAAGGATAGTACTAAACTATTTAAAAATGCAAAAGATTGCTAAAGAAATGAAATAATTACTATTTTTATAAACAGTTTATAAACTAAAAATTATGGAAGACACAAGAAAAGGTTTCTTAACAGCTGAACAAGAAGAACAAGGGTCAATCGAACTGGCAAAATTAATTAGCCACGAAAAAATCGTTAAAATTTGCGTAAAGCTAATCGATAACCAGGGACTCGAAAGACTTAAAGCAAAACTTATTGAAAAATTTGGCGAAGATTGCTTACCTGCGATCTATGATTTTGTCGATGGGGCATTTGAATTGCTGCCGGAATTGACAAAAGAAGAAGAAGTGTAGTTTGGTATTTTGGGTTTTAGTTATGATTTTCATGTTTAAGTCCGGGAGTAGTTGCCCGGGCTTTTTTTATCACTTAATTTAATACGTTCGTCATAATTTAATCGTAATAATGAAACATATTTCATAATATTACGTATAATTAATAAAACACTAATACTTACGACAATGAAAACTTTAATATTATCAAAAGAATTTATACAAAGATGCAAAGATTATGATATAAGTGATATCAACGCTTTTGTATTTATGTTAATAAGGCATTTTGTCCCTGTTCAAAAATTAAGCGATGCGATGAAAAATAGTAATGATCAATGTTCGTTTAATTTGAATGAAAATGAATTGCAAGTTAATGATCCTTTTAATTTATTCGAAACTTGCAATATCGAAAAAATATTTGAAATAAAATTTAAAGCTTAAAACAATGGAACAGCTAATTAAGCAAACAGCAAAAAGAATAGAAAACACGAAATCACTACTCAATTCATGTGATGATATTTCTTTAAAAATGAAGTTATCGATTGATAAAATTAATGAGAAAATAGATGAAATTAGGACAATCAATTAAAAAACTTAGAGTAAATAAAGCTCGACAAATTCAAGAATTATTTGCTCAAAATATTGGCATTACCCAGACGTATCTAAGTCAAATTGAGAACGATCAAAAAGAACCAAGTACCAAAGTATTAAAAAAAATTGCTCTCTACTTAGAAATTCCTTTGCCTATCTTATTTTGGTATGGAATTGAAGAAAGCGATATAAGACCAGAAAAATCAGAATATTTTAAAGTATTAAAACCTGCAATTGATTCCTTGGTTTCATGCTTTTTTTAATTATGACGAAATGGTATTGGAAGACTTAATATTAACTAAATATCAAAACAATGAACAAAGAAACATTTATTAAAAAACTAACTCTAATTTTAGAGGACTTCGATTCAAATCGAGAAGCTGA